TGGGATACGCTATTCGACTCCATTTAGGGGCGGGGGATCGATCATGGCCTGGCTGGATCAACGTCGATTGCGTCGGGGATCAGGATTTGCTGTCCGATGTAACGAAACTTGACTTGCCGGATGACCACGCTGACGAGATTTCAGCGATCCATTTGTTTGAGCATATCCCGACACCTAAGGCGAAACAAACGTTGCTAGAGTGGTTGCGGGTGCTAAAGCCGGGCGGTCAGTTGTCGCTTGAAATGCCGTGTCTTGATAACGTGATTGCGCTGTGGAATCAAGGGCACAGGAATGACGATTTGATTGGGCGTGCGTTGTTCGGAATGCCCAAACCTGATACGATGCGGCATCATTGGTGTTACTCTAAAGCTGAAATCGGTGCGCTGTTTACCGAGGCAGGTTTTCAGAACGTTCGATTTGAAGAACCTTTTTTTCATATTCCGCAGCGAGATTTGCGCGTTTTAGGATTCAAATGAGCATACCTTCGCGGGTTCTCGGTTCGGGTGTCAGTCAACTATCCACGGTTTCGATTTGCGGGGATGGCAAAGACGAAATTACGGCTACCGGATCGACAAGAACCGACGCAAAGCAATTGGTAAGCGTGTTCAATTCGGTGGACACGGTTGCATCGGGTACAGGTGTGAAACTTCCCCCGACCGAAATGGGGGAGGTGATTTACGTTTCAAACAGCGGTGCTAGTGCGCTGAAAGTCTACCCGTATGAATCAACATCAACAATTAACAAAACGACTTCAGCAAGCGTAGCCAAAGATCATACAAGCATTTTTTTTGCAGTCAATAATAGTATGTGGTACAGCATTGTCGGCACAAAAACCTAATCCCCACAGGAGAACGTTATGGCACTTGATTCAGATATTAACAACGCAGATTCGCAACTCTATGTTGAGTTTTACAACTACGAAAAAGACCCCTACAAGGGAAAGCCTTTCGTGCGAATCATTGTGCCAGGAGACAAGACCACGGTAATCGATCAGCCGGTTCGGGATGACCACAAAGAGCGGTTTCCCCGTCAATGGCTGCATTTTCAGATGCAAAGCGGTGATGGCCCGGTTATCGGCGTGCCGCTGAAAGATTGGTTTCAAGACCGCCCCGATGAACTGACCGACAATCAACTGGCTGAATTGCAGATTCTGAAGTTTCAGACGGTTGAACAAGTCGCCACGGCAAGCGATAATCAGCTTCAACGGATTGGCATGGGCGGCATAGGATTGCGCGAACGTGCGCGGAATTACTTGCTGAACAAGAATCAAAAGGTTTCTAGCGGTGAGTTGGAAGAAACCCGCGCACAGCTTGAAGAACTGAAGGCGCAGATGGCGATGCTATTGGAGCAGCGCAAACCTGGCCGACCGAGGAAAGAGAATGTCAACGACAACGATGCTGGAGTTAGTGCAGCAAGTAACTAACGAGCTTGGCGTCGCAACTCCGACAAGCGTAGCAGGTAACACCAATCAGGACGTAATCCAAATTCTCGCGTTAATGAACGCGAATGGATACGAGTTTTTGCGCCGTCACGCTTGGCGGGAACTGACTAAACCGCACGCGTTTTATACGCAATACATCACGACGACCGGCACTTGGACGACCGCCGCCCGCACGATCACGATGGCATCGACTGCGGGACTTGATACGACATATCAGGTTCAAGGCACAGGCATCAATCAGAACACCTACATTGTTTCGGTTGATTCGGGTACGCAAGTCACGGTCAATCAAGACTTTGCTGCAAGCGCCGCAGGTGCTACTGCCTACTTTCAGAAAATCAAGTATTCGCTACCAAGCGATTACGAAAGCCTTGTTCCGCGCACGATGTGGGATAAGTCGAAGCATTGGGAAATGCTTGGCCCGGAAGATGCACAGCAATGGGAATGGCTGCTGTCGGGCTATATCTCAACCGGCCCGCGTATCCGTTGGCGCTTGCTTGGTGCGTACTTTCAGATTTGGCCCGGTATGTCTACGGCTGAATATCTTGGCTTTGAGTACCGCAGCAAAGGATGGGCGGCTGCTGCGGATGGGACTGTCAAGAATTCCTTTACTGCCGACACCGATACCTGTATCTATCCCGACCGTCTGATGGTCAACGCTACAAAGCTAAAGTATTTTGAGGCTAAAGGCTTTGATACCACAGCGATGATGCGTAACTATCTGACAGAGATGGAAGCAGCGAAAGCTCTCGATATGTCATCCGCTAACCTGTCCCTTGCTCCGCGTCCGGGCACAGTTCTTATCGGTTACGACAACATTCCTGATAGCGGTTACGGAACGAACTGATGGCAACGAGCGCACGCCGTCGGATGATGATCCAAGGCACAGCGGCGCAAGTCGCTTCCTTGCCTGCGCCTATTGGTGGCTGGAATGCCCGCGATTCGCTCGCCAATATGGAACCGACGGATGCTGTCCAGCTAACCAATATGTTCCCGACTGTCTCAAGCGTCAATCTGCGGGGCGGCTATCAGCAATTCGCAACGGGCATTACAGGACAAGTTGAAAGCCTGTTCAATTATTCCGGTGGAGCATCCGAAAAGCTGTTTGCGGTTGCTGGTGGCAAAATTTACGACGTAACCGCAGGCGGCGCTGTTGGCGCTGCTGTTGTCTCAGGACTGACTAACAGCCGGTGGGAGTACGTCAACGTCTCAACCCCTGGCGGCTCTTATATGTATTGCGCCAATGGTTTCGACGCTCCCTTGCTTTACAACGGCACAACGTGGACTTCGATCACAGGCGTATCGACTCCCGCGATAACTGGCGTTACCACGACAACGCTCGACGATGTGACGCTGTTCAAAAACCGCGTATGGTTCATTGAGAAAAACACCCTCAAAGCATGGTACTTGCCGACTTCCTCCATTGGTGGGGCGGCTGAACAGCTAGACCTGAGTTCTATCTGTCGGTTTGGTGGCTATCTTGTTTCCGTTGGAACGTGGACAATTGATGCTGGCTATGGTGCTGATGACAATTTAGTGTTTGTGACCAGCACAGGCGAGATCGTTGCGTATCGAGGCACAGACCCTGCAAGCGCATCGACATGGGCGTTGATAGGCGTATGGAAGCTCGGCACGCCAATTGGCAAGCGGTGTATGTTCAAGTATTCGGGCGATCTGTTGATCCTCACGCTTGACGGTCTTTACCCTCTTGCTTCTGCTGTGCAGAGTTCTCGGCTTGATCCAAGGATTGCGCTATCAGACAAGATTCAAGGCGCGTTTGCACAAGCGACTAGGACTTACCAAAACAACTTCGGCTGGCAGATTCTTTACAACGCAAAAAACAATGCGCTGTTTGTCAATGTGCCAACGTCCGAAGGATCGCAACAGCAGCAGTATGTGATGAACAACATCACAAAAGCATGGTGCAATTTCACCAACTGGAATGCAAACTGTTGGGAAATCTTTAACGACGATCCTTACTTTGGCGGCAATGGATTCGTAGGCAAAGCGTGGACACTTGACTATCAAGACAACGCAGGGAATATCCAAGCAAACACGCTGCAAGCGTTTAATTACTACGGTTCTCGCGGCGTTAAGAAGTATTTCACTCGCGCAAGACCTAGCATTTTTACCAACGGGCAACCGGGTATTTTTGTCGGTATGAACGTCGATTTTGACATCCAAGACACTACGGCGGCGCTGTCATACAACCCGCAAACCTATGGCGTGTGGGGTACATCCTTGTGGGATGTTGGCTTGTGGGGTTCGGATTCAACGATCACAAACAACTGGCAGGGCATAACCGGCATCGGCTACTGCGGCGGCATTCAGATGAAAAGCGCCAGTAGCGGCATTCAGATTGAATGGGCATCAACGGACGTGGTGTATCAAACGGGTTGGGCTGGTATATGAAGATCATTACCGAACCGAAAGAACTCATCGGGCGCTATGTGGCGCGTAAGCAAGGAAAAACCGATGATTGGCAAAATTATGCGGCAATCGGTTTGCTCAATAGCAACGAGGAGTTAGTAGCTGGCGTGGTGTTTGATTGTTACCAGCATCCCAATATTCTGATGCACATTTCTGCTGAACGATTGAGCAGGGGTTTCATGGATGCGATTGTGCGTTATGCGTTTGAGCAGTTGCAATGCAAACGAATTACAGGGACGATCCTCAAGAGCAACAAAAAGTCACGGCGATTTGCTGAACAGTTTGGCGCAAGGCTTGAGGGTGTGATGCGTGATGCACATGAACAAGGCGATGTGTGCATTTATGGATTGTTGAAAACAGACGCTAAAAAGTGGATGCGTCGGGAATTGGAGGCTACATCATGGGCGGCATAGTTTCTGCGGTGTTTGGCGGTGGGCAACAATCTGCCCCTGCGCCGGTTTATCAAACGGTTGACCCAACTGCGGCAGCTAAAGCGCAAGGCGCGGCTAACGTAGAAACAGCGATCAAGCAGGGTTACATCAATAACCCGAATGTGTATTCGCCTGCTGGAACGCAGCTTGTAACGTTTGACCCAAGCACTAACCAACCAACGGTTAGGCAAACGCTCACGCCAACGGCGCAAACAACCTTTGACACTCAACAAAGAGTGCAGCAGCTATTGGCAAGATTGGGCGAAACGGGCGCAACAACCGCACAAGATGTGCTGAACAAGCCGTTTACTCCAAGCGGAACGGCAGCAGGCCCGCTACAAACTCGTCTAGATTTGTCCAATCTCACACAAATGCCGGTCAATGCAGGAATGACGGGGCAACAAGCGATTATGGCGCGGTTAGAGCCGCAACTGCAACGCCAGCAAGCAGCGATGGAAAATCAGCTTGCCAATCAGGGCATTACGCCAGGATCAGAAGCCTATCGAGTTGCACAGACGCAGGCAGCGCAAAACCGCAACGATCTGTTGAGCCAAGCGGCTTTGCAGGGCATTAGCCTTGACACCGGAGCGCGGGCGCAAGGATTCAACGAACAGCAAGCGCAAATGGCGGCACAGAATGCAGCGGATTTGCAAGAAAGACAAAGACAGCTTGCAGAACGTCAAGGCCCGTTAAACGAAATTACGGGCTTGCTGTCCGGCTCGCAAATTCAGATGCCTCAGTTCCAAGGCTATCAACCTGCACAAGTCGCACCCGCCCCGATCTTTGCTGGCGCTCAAGCTGCAAACCAAAATGCTTTGACTCAATACGGCATTAACGCAGCGCAGCAAAATGCCAATATGTCGGGCCTTGGAAGTTTGCTAGGCGCAGGTCTTGGTGCATACGCATACAATCCGACTGCAATCAAAGGTTTATTTGGCGGGGTGGTATAAAAAATGGCTGAAAATCAAGCAATAAATTTTACATTGCAAAGCCCATACCAAGCTGAATTGGCTGATATGGCGCGTCGGCAGCGCATGGCTGAGATCATGCAACAACAGGCTTTCCAGCCCGCCGAAACATTTAGCTACGGCGGCATACAGGCTAGGACTTCGCCGCTTACGGGGCTTGCCAAGGCGTTGCAAGGGTATATGGCCGTTAAGACTCAAAAAGATTTAGCGAATGAGCAGAAAGCATTGGGCGAAAGAGCGCAGCGGGAAAGTGCATCCGACTTTGCTAAATTGTTTGAGCATATGAGAGGGCAGGAAGCAATGCCCGCCCGTGAACCCGCAACGCCGCATGATGACGAAGGTAATTTCATGCCTATGGTGGCTGCTACTCCTGCGCGTGAACGCGGCTTTGTTGATCCAAGCATTTTGCCGACTTTGCGCGATCCGCAAGCGCGTCAACTTGCCATGTCGCAAATGCTGTCACAGATGCGCCCACAAGCGCCTATCAGCGTGAAGCCTGGCGAAATATTGGTTAACCCTCGAACATTACAACCTGTTTATACCGCTCCAAAAGATGAAGAGTTTGGCACTACTCCGCACTACGAATTGAATGACAAAGGAGTGCCGCAGTCGGTAGTGTATTCAAAAACAGGTGCTCGCAAAGTAATTGGTGATGCTGTGCCACAAAATACATTTAATGCTATGCCACTTGAAGGCAAAGCAAGGTTGTATTTTGATATGTACAAAAATCAAACACTTAGCGCGGATCAACTTGCAAACCTTGCCATTAGTAATGTTCAACTTGGTGTGGCAATTCAAAAGTTAATTGATGAAACAGGACAAGGGCCTACCGGTGGAGTTCAATTGCCGCGTCAAGGTCAAATTCCTCAAGCATTGATAAATATGTTGCAAGGGAATCCTCCGATTGCGGGTCAAACAATGATGAATCAACCCGCTGCACAACCTGGCGCACAGCTTGCTGCAATGCCAATGGGACAACCTGCTGCTCCTGTTCGTGCCCCAGTAGCGCAAACACCTATGCCGCAAGCACCGGCTATGCAAGCGCCCGTAACGCCTGCTGATTTGTCTCGTAGTGGCTTGCCAATAAAAACGCAAAGAAAAATTCAAGAAAATTTGTTGACAGAGCAATTCAAAAATCAAGCAGCAGCAAAAGAGGCTTTGCCGCAACAGTTAGCGCAAGGTCAAAATTTGCTTGATGTTGTTGATCGTATGGTCGGAACGGTTGATAAACAAGGCAAGGTCATTACGCAGCCGCATCCTGGCATCAGCGCGGTAGGTAGTGCCATTGGTCGTTTAGGCTCTTATGTGCCAGGTTCAAGCGGCGCAGATTTCATGTCAATGTATGACCAAGTAAAAGGCCAGGCATTCCTTGAGGCTGTGCAAAAGATGAAAGGTAGTGGCGCAATTTCTGAAGTTGAAGGAACAAAAGCCGCTGCCGCCGTTACTCGCATGAATACGTCGCAATCGCGCGAAGAATTTACCAAAGCAGCAAGAGAATTCCAAGACTCTATGCGTCGCGGTATGGCAGAGGCTCAACGTCGCGCTGGTGGCTTGTCGCAAGGCGCACAGGATGCTTTAAACGCTGTGATGAGGAGATAACATGGCTGAACCGATCAAATCCCCATCGCTAAGAGACTTTGAGGCGGCAATCGCTTTAGAGTCAGGCAAGCCAAATCCTAACTTGGATGTTATCCGCGAACTAACGGATACCATGAAAGTCATGTTTTCTCAGGCGGGAGTAACGCCGAGAGAGCCGACAATGGCTGAACGTGTTTCACAAGAAATAGCGACAGAACCGTTTGCAAAGCAAATGGTGATTGGCGCGGGAACTGTGTTACCAAGAGCGGCACAAGGCATTAAAGGTTTGTTTACTGACATTCCTCGGCAAGATATTGAGGAATTGAATATGTTGCGACAAGCCACGCCAGGCACTCAAGCTGGAAGCATGGCAGGTGAAGCATTGATGGGATTTGCATTGCCGATGCGGTCGATTTCGATGATTCCCGGCGTTTCGCGGATGATTCCTAGCCTTGGTGGGCGAATCGGGCAAACCGCAGAAATGGCGGGAACGAGCGCCGCTACAAGTGCCGCTTTAACCCCCGAGGATCGCACAGGAGCGGCTATCGCTGGTGGGATGGGTGGTGCATTGCCCGCAGTCGTTGGGGTCGCTCAAAGGGCGTTACCAAGTGGCATGGGTGGCGTTAGCGCAAGGGAAGTCGCTGGCGAGCAAATTGCACGCGATGTTGGTAAAACCGCTGAATTGATCCGGCAACTTCGCGGC